GAAAATCAAACAACTCAATAAAAAACCCTGCATCTTCAAAAAAGGGACTTGCTCCTGGCGATTTTTATGTTGACCAAAAAACTGGCGACATTATGGTTGTTTCCGGCCCGGGTTTTATTGACTCAGTTGTAATTGCTGCAAATCAAACGTCTGGACAAAAAATTGAAAGCGGCCCTAAAGAAAATACTCTTAAATCACTTGAGGGTAAATTAGCAGAAGCCAAAGCAGCCTACGACCCATTTGACCCAAGAACGCGCCCATCTGGCATTGATGAACCAAGTACGGTTTTGTACGATGGCAAAAATATTGACAAGAATTCTTTAAGAAAAGTAATTAACAATCTTCAAAAACAAGTAGATACAATTACAAAAGCTGCAAAATCTGTTGATGAAAAAGCTGCTGCAATCCGAGAAGAAATTGCTACTGATAAAAACTACAGAGATAGAAATGCACCAGGTACCAGATTAACTCCTGCGCAAATTAAACAAAAAGAAAATCAAGCAAAAGCTTTAGAAGATCAAGCAAAGCAAATTAGGAATACCGGCAATACAACTGGGAAAATTGCTCCTACCACTACGACTGCTGCCCCTACAACAACTACTCAAGCTCCTTCTACTACAACAACTACGCCCACTACAACAACTACTACGGCACCTAAAACTACGCCAACTACAACTCCTGGGGCTACCACTACCACAACTCCTGGTGCTACAACGACCACAACAACCCCACAAAGTACTACTACAACAGCCCCTGCTGCAACACCGGCAACACCAGCTAAACCATCTACCGGCACGCCGTTGATGAACAACTTGCAGAATCCTTCCAGCCGAAACAAAATTGGAACCACCCCTAGCGGTGCTTCTGGTGGTGGCGGAGGAACTGGTGGTGGCGGTACTGGTGGAGGAACCGGTGGTTTGCCTGCAACCGGGTCAAAAAATAAAGGTGGGAAAAAGAAGGCAGTCCCAGCTATTGATTACGAAGCTTTAAAGGTACAGTTCCCGCAGTATGCTTGGATTCTTGATCTAGATCCGCAATACGACGACCTAAAAAAAATAACAGTCGACGTAATCAATGGTCCTGAAAATGGTGGCATAACCCAAGAACGCTGGAATGAACTTGCACCAGGAACATCTTGGTTCATGGACAAAGCTACTATCGCAGCTTCCCGTCGGGTAAGAAACCGTTTTGGTGACATCCCGTTTGCAAACGGTGGTTTCTCAAAGCTTGTTTCCGACACAATGAACCAGAAGTACGACGATGCAACTCTTGACGCAGCGTTCTACGGAGAGGCATTCAGGCGAGACCCCATCACAGGCAACTACGTAAATGATGCAGCAGCCAAAACTGTCTTAAAAAGCACAAACGCCAACAAGTACAGAACCTATGCAAAGAACATGTTCTCTAGTGTGTCGGATGACACAATCGTAAGTTTGCTTACTGGCGAAAAAACAGTAGAGGACTTTGACAGGTCTCTGCGCACGGTAGCTAAAAACGTTTACGGAAACCTTGCCCAGCAGCTTGATGACCCAAGTATGGACATGGCGACCATTGTAAGGCCATGGCAGGAACACGCAGCAAAGGTTCTTGAAATGGACCCAAGCCAAATTGACATGACGCTCCCCCAGTTTCAAATTGCCTACAGCGGCAACACAGAAAACGGTCAGACAAAAGCTTTGTCGATCGGTGAATGGAACCAAAAGCTGCGCACAGATTCTATATACAATTGGAAGAACACAAACACAGCAAAACAGGGTGCTAGGGAACTGGCGTTTAACCTTGCTAGCGCTTTTGGAAAGATCATATAATGGCTGAACTAGACGCAGAACAAATACTAAAATCAATGCTTAGTGGAGTTGGCTTGTCAGACTTGGCAGCCGTTGTTTGGGCTGCTTACGGCGAAGGAAAGATTACAGAGCAAACAAGCATCGACCAAATTGGCTTTCAAATCAAAGAAACCGAAGCCTACAAAAAGCGCTTTGCTGGGAACGTTGCTTTAGAGAAAGCTAATAAACCGCCATTCTCCATAAGCAATTACTTGCAGCAGGAACAAGCGTATAAAAACGCCATCCAAGGACGCGGCTTGCCAGCTGGGTTTTATGACACCCCAGAAGCTTTTGCGAAGTTTATTGGCAACGACATCTCTCCACAGGAAGTTGCTAACCGCGTCGACCAAGGCTACCTGGCCGTCAAGGATGCAAACCCAGAAGTGCTTGCTCAGCTGAAGCAGTACTACCCAGACGTAAACACGGGCGATATTGCTGCTTACTTTATGGACCCAACGGTCGGAACAGACATTATTGTCAACCGAGCTAAAGTCGCAGAGATTGGTTCAGAGGCAAAACGCCAAGCTGGCATTAACTTGTCTGAGGAAGAAGCTCAAGCTCTCCGCAAAGAAGGCATTGACAAAGCTGAAGCACAAAGAGGCTTTGGCAGCATTGCGCTGCAGCAAGAAATTTTTAACCCGGTCACTCAGGGAGAAGAAGCTATTAGCCAAAGCGAACAAATTGGTGCCACCTTTGGTACAAACGCTGCTGCTGCTCAACGCATTGCCAAACGCAAACGCGAACGTAGTGCAGCCTTTGAAGAGGGTGGAGGATTTGCAAAGACAAACCAATTCGGTACAGAAGGTCTACGCACCGTAGGACAGTGATTGACAAAAAGCAATTAATGTCTTTATAGTTCTTTTTGTAAGCCGAGTGCTGAAACCTGTCGGGAATCCCCCAATACCGACAGCGTACATATGGGGTGTAAACAACAAAGAAGCCACCATGCTCCTCCGGTGTGGTGCGGTCTAAAGGAGAGTGCCATATGTCAGAGTTCGAAGAATACTTCTACGAAGACGACGACGACCAGCCAATCGAACCACCACAGAATCCTGTGAGGGCAAGAATGAAACAACTGGAAAAGGAAGCTAAGGAACTACGCCGACAAGTGGCAGAGTTCTCACAAGCCTCACGCGAAATGAATTTTGTGAAAGCCGGTATTCAAACCGATGATCCAAGATTCAAGTATTTCGTAAAGGGCTATGACGGCGAACTAACTCCAGAAGCTATCAGGAGGGCCGCTGAAGAAGCACAGTTGATTACGCCCCAAACTAACGTTGTGGACCAAGACAAGCAAGCCTGGCAACAGTCAAACAAGATTGCTGCCGGTAGCGAATCTGCCCCTCCGGGACCTTCTTGGGCTAAACGTATTCAGGATGCTCAGTCGGAACAAGAAGTATACGACATCTTTGCAGAGGCACAAGCACAAGGAATCCAACTCTAAACCCCTCTCAAGCAAAGGAATAAATCATGGCCGATTACTACGCCAACGAAATTAGTACCGCAAGTTTGCAAACCGACCAGGTTGCGTTTGAAAAGCTCGCGTACTTCGCACTCCGCCCTGAAATGTACTTCGACCAGTTCGCAGACGTTCAGGCAACCAACGCCACCAACCCTGGTTCATCTATCAAGTTCACCGTTTTCGCTGACCTTGCTGCTGCAACCACAGAACTTGGCGAAGCAGAAGACGTAACACCTGTATCGATGAGCGACAGCCAAGTGACTGTTACCCTCCGCGAATACGGTAACGCAACTGTAACAACCGCAAAGCTCCGTGCTTCTTCGTTCATGCCTGTTGACCCAGTTGCAGCTCAGGCTGTTGGTTACAACGCCGGTTTGAGCATTGACACGATTGCTCGTGACGTTTTGCAGGCTGGTTCAAACGTGTTTTACGCTTCAGGTGGAACCGACACCGCTTCTGCCCGCGTTGACATGGACGTTGACGACACATTGACAATCCGTGACATCCGCAAGGCTGTTGCACAATTGCGTGCTGCAAACGTTCCAACCATCAATGGTAACTACATGGGCTTCATCCACCCTGACGTACAGTTCGACCTCATGTCGGCTACTGACGCAGCAGGCTGGCGTGACGCTTACAAGTACACCGATGCAACACCGTTGATTAACGGCGAAATCGGTCAAATCGATGGTGTTCGTTTCATCGCTTCACCACGCGCTCCTATCTTCGCTAACGCTTTCAACGGCGCAGGCGCAGCAGGAACGGGTGACTCTTATGGAACACTCATCATGGGTCGTCAAGCTCTTGCTAAGGGTATCTCCCTTGGTGGCGAGTATGGCGCACAGCCAACCATCGTGTACGGTACCGTTACCGACCTGCTCAAGCGTTTCCGCCCAGTCGGCTGGAAGCACTTCGTTGGTTACAGCGTGTTCCGTCAAGAAGCACTTCGTCGTATCGAATCAGCTTCAAGCATCGGTGCAAACAACGCCTAAAGCGTAACTGTTTATAGTATTAGCCCCCTGCTTCGGTGGGGGGCTTTTGCTATTGTATGGACATGGCAACTTTTAGACCACCCACAGACGACTTTGTTTATTGGGCTGAAAGCTACGAATCGGGGATTATGTCTTACCTGAAACCTGGTCGTCGTGGCAGAAACGTATTTAAAATGACCGACGGTTCCTTTACGGAGTCCCAACCTTTTGATGACAGCCTTGTCGCGCACATCTATCATGGTGGCCATATCCACCCGTTGACTGCTGCGGAGGAAGCTGACCTTAGAACAGCAGGGTATGGTGATTATATTGAAGCATAGGGAGACTCACCCCAACCTTGACGTTGATGGTTGTTTTGGGTGCAGGGTTGCCGGTGTCCAAGTGGGGTCTAATTCGACTACTACCCGTGGCGCTATTGTTGAAGAAACAAACCAACGGGAAAAACGCTGGAACAAAGATATGCCTGCGTATAAACGTTTGCGCAAGCAGGGTTTGCAACCGCGCAAGATTGAGGGTTCCTCGTTGTTAGAAAAACATGCTACTCATAAATGGCAAATAGAAGGTGTTTCGCAATGACTATTGAATATCGTGGCGAGCGGTTCGCTGGGTATAACAAACCTAAAGCTACCCCTGGGGCTAAAAAGTCTCATGCTGTGCTAGCTAAGAGCGGCAGTCAGGTAAAGCTGATTCGGTTTGGGCAGCAAGGTGTAAAAGGTTCACCTGATGGGTCTGCCCGTAATAACGCTTTCAAGGCTCGTCATGCTAAGAACATTGCCAAAGGCAAGATGTCCGCTGCCTACTGGGCCGATAGGGTTAAATGGTAAATGCTATACTGCGGATAGTATGGCAGCCCCAGGAATCCAAAATTTAACTTTTGTTAGAGGTGACACCGAAACGGTTCAGGTCAC